GAAATATTGATATACATTCGAAATAATGATGATGCAAAAAGATAAATTATCAGTCGAACATCCCTATCTTCTTTTAGAGGGTGGGGAATATTCTTTCGATAGGTGGGAAGTCAGATTGAGTTTTCTGATTTGGCTTACTATCTTCTTGAAATTGGCTTTGTGTTACATGAGACGCCTCTTGGAGAGTGAGGGTTTTATGTTTCTTTGGTTTCCTGATTTTGGGATCAAGGAGGTGTTGAACGCTTTCTTGTTCTTGAAGGCTTGCAATGGACATATATTTTTGGACATTGAGCTAAGGAAGCCTACTACAAAAGCAATTCTTGATTATATTGATGTTACCAGATTGAAGGTGAAGGGAAAATGTGGGTTGGTGCATGGTTATGTTGGTGGAGTGGTGCATCCTATCGATATGTTTCTAAAACACTATTATGATAGATTTTTTCCTAAAGAATGTGCTGAGGCTTTCGGTACGTACAAGCGTACGAATCCGACCTTGTCCTTACGGTTGCAGCAGTTGGAGAAATTTGCGTCACCGCATGTCGATTCGATCGATATGGGGGTCGTGAATGAGGTCACTGCTGAACTGCTTGATGAGGTTGTTAACCATAATAGGTTTAGTTCGCTTAAGGAAGAGATGTTTTCTATGATAGATGGAAGAAGATTCGACATGCTTGATATTGATTTCTCCTCTGCTGCTGGATTTCCTTTTGATCAAGGGGTGAAGCGGCGAGATGTGCATGGTGATGCTGTGGAATCCGCTAATGAGATGCTTAATGATCGGTACGCTTTTGATTCATATTCTGAGCGACATTGTTGGTATATGACTGGTAGGGCCAAGTTGCAGGATGCTGGTGCTGAAGATTCTGGAAGGTTGATTTTGTATGCGGGTTATGCATTTATGTTGATTGGAATGCTTGTGTGCCAGCCATGGGCTCGCTTCATGAATGCAACTTTTGATTGGTGTGGCGTTGGATTCTCGTGGATGAACGGAGGTGCTAATAGGTTTGCTAAACGGTTTAAAGCTGACAAAGGATGGGCCCCTAAAGGATACCGGTATGTTTCTGTGGATATCAAAGAATGGGATACAAAATTGCATCGTAGTTTGATGTATACTTTGGTCCGTTTTTATGATGGTCTGCTTCATGCTGTGGGTGTTCCAAAGGGTTTTAGGAAAGTTTTTTCTAGAGTGCTCAATGATATGATCGAGGCCACAGTGCTATTGCCTATGGGTTATCTTGTTCAGGTGTTTCAGGGAATGAAGAGTGGGTGGTGTAATACTGCCAATGATAATACTCTGATACATGAAATCGTTTTTAGGTGCATAATGAGAACCCTTGGATGGATTGACCATGTGCTTTATGGTGATGATAATTTCATGTTGGTGCCTGATCATATTACCGACCAGATGTTAATCGAGCAGTATATGCGGTTTGGTTTGGTTGTTAAAACGATTCATTCATCACGGAAATTGTCTGAAGTTGACTATTTGTCAAAGCACATTGTCTATTGCATGGGGAATTATTATGTTTTCAGAAATTCGGTTGATACTCATGCCAGATTGCTTATGCCTGAGGAGTTGGATCCAAAGAGGCGTGATAGACCCGATGCCGTCGTCGCTGCCGAAAGATGCCTTGGTCATTTGTTGGATAATCCGTTTAACTCTAACGTTCGTGAGATCTGCTATGATTTACTATCAAGGTTGAAGAAACAGTATGGTGTGGATTTTGTTGAGGTGCATGATGGTTTGAAGAAGCAGCATCCTTGGAGATGGTTTGATGTTTCGAAAATCCCTCGGCGCTTTCCAACTGTACCTAGTATGGCTTTTATCGAGGAGCTTTATGGTGTTCCTATACCGACTCAACTGGATGTGGTTTTTCCCGTTGAACCATCGGTTAAGTGCTATAATCCGCAAACTTTTGAGCTTGATTGTCTTAAGTATGACCTCGCTTCTGATTATGCTGATACCGTACGTGTGGAACTTCAGAAACTTGGCCGTGTTCCTTCAAAGCAAATTGTTCGCAAACTATCGCCTTTCAGACCGCCTAAACAGTGCTATGGATTTCACGCTGCCAGGTTTGAATTTGCTATTAAACACTTTTCGATCAAGTTTCATAATCTTCTGGACTTGGGTAGTCATCCTGGTGCATGCGCTGCGTCGGCGCTTAAATATTGTTCGAGCGTGGTGTGCGTATCTAAGCAGCATCCTGACGACACGCGTGCTTTCTGTCCTTACGTATTCAGAGATGAGCGCGTTAAGATCGTCAGAACTGATGCAGATCATTTTGTGCCTTATCGGCCATTTGATTTGGTGCATGATGATGTTGATATTGATGGACCAAGAACCAGGAAAGATGATATTGAAGTGGGCAAGGCTACGATTAGACGTGCAAGGATGAATGCGAAGATGTGCCATCAGGCGTTGTTTACGCTGCGTGAGATTGATATTTCGACTATGAATGATTTGTATGAATTGTACAAAGATTATGGTCATATCGATTTTGTTAAA